AGTATGGCGTAGGCCAATATTATGGCTGGCATTGTGATAGTTGGGAAGTACCCTATCAAAGAGAAAAATTAGAAGATGGTACCTATCCAATGGACCACGGAAAAATTAGAAAGTTATCAGTTACAATTTCATTAAACGATCCAGATGAATATGTAGGTGGTAATTTAGAGTTTGATTTTAGAAATCAACAAGATTGGGAAAGAAACAAAAAGAAGGCCATTAAGTCTTGTGACGAAATACGACCTCGTGGTTCTATAATAGTATTTCCTAGTTTTTGCTGGCATAGAGTGGCGCCAGTAACAAGTGGTACAAGATATTCATTAGTGATTTGGAACCTAGGACACCCTTTTAAATAATGTATATATAATAGTGAATTAAGGAGAATATAATGGCAGTTACAGCAAACAAAGACATAATGAAAACCGATTGGTACTTTAGTACACCTGTTTATAGTATTGAGAAACCTGAATGGTTAGCACCAGCAATTAAAGCGACAGATAAGTTTATAGATGAGGCCTATAAAAGAGAAGCACCAAAATTAAAAGAACGAAAAAAGTTTTTAGGTAACAAAGATTATTTAAAAGTAAAAGACCACGGAATGAGTTATCACTCAACACCATTAAACGGTGATCCTGGATTAAAAGAATTAGAATCATATATTGGAGCAACTTCATGGAATCTATTAGATGAATGGGGTTATGATATGGACCAATATACAATGTTCTTTACTGAATTTTGGGTACAAGAGTTTGCTAAATCAGGTGGTGGCCATCACAGTACACACGTTCATTGGGATAATCATATATCAGGTTTTTACTTTTTAAAATGTTCAGATAAAACATCATTTCCTGTAATGCACGATCCTAGAGCAGGAGGTATGATGACAAAACTGCCACAAAAAGATAGAAGTAAAATTAGTACCATGTCAGATTCTATACATTATAGACCTAAACCAGGAACATTAATATTTTTCCCTGCTTATGTACCACATGAATTTGCGGTAGATGATGGTGTAGATGATTTTAGATTTATACACTTTAATTTACAAGCAGTAAGAAATATTGTTGTAAACGCAGCCAAGGGAATGAAATAATGAAAGCAACATTTAAGAAAAAACATTTTTTAGTAATAAAGGAAGCAATTGATCCAAAGGTAGCCAACTTTGTTTATAATTACTTTTTAATGAAACGACAAGTGGCAAGAACATTTTTTGATACTCGTTATATTTCACCATTTACAACAGAATGGGGAGTATGGAATGATGAACAAGTACCAAACACATATTCACATTACGGCGATACAGCCATGGAAACATTGTTATTAGCGTGTCAACCTAAAATGGAAAAGGCGACTGGTCTTACATTAAATCCTACTTACGCCTATGCTCGTATCTATAAAAAAGGCGATGTATTGCACAGACACAAAGATAGATTTAGTTGTGAGATTTCTACTACAATGAATCTAGGTGGTGATGATTGGCCAATTTATTTAGAAAATAAAAAGAACGTTGGTATACCAGATGATAAAAATTACTTTGCTAAAACTAATAATAAAGGTACAAAAGTTGTATTGAAACCTGGTGATATGTTAGTTTACAAAGGTATGATACTAGAACATTGGCGAGAAACATTTTTAGGTGAAGATTGTGCTCAAGTTTTTTTACATTACAATGATGTAAACTCTAAAGTTGGCAATTCTGAAGAAAATATGTTTGATGGAAGACCACATTTAGGTTTACCTAGTTATTTCAAAGGAATGAAATTAAACAAATAGTTTATTCATAAATAGTAATATGAGTAAATTAGAAGAAAAGGTTAACGAGATATTAGGCATTGAATCAAAAGAGCCTAAGGAAACTAAAGAGTTTAAACCTTTAGTGCCACGTAGAGAAGATAAACAAAAAGCCGACATTGATAATGATTACGATTATAGTAGAGAGAATTACTATAATTTAATTGAAAGAGGCCAAGAAGCCATACAAGGTATATTAGATGTTGCTAAAGAAGGCCAACATCCAAGAGCCTATGAAGTGGCCTTAGCTGGTATCAAAAATGTGGCTGATACAGTAGATAAGTTACAAGACTTACAAGGCAAACTTAAATCTTTAAAAGATGTTCCAAAAACAGCCAATCAAAATATTAAAAATGCCTTATTTGTAGGCTCAACAGCTGAACTACAAAAGATGTTGAAAAATGATGAAGATACTAAAAGCAAAAACATCACACCCAAAGAAACAGATACTAAAGATAAGTGATTTAACTTATATTAAGTATTACGAACAAAACGGTGTTTACTTACAAGATTTATCAAAAGACTTCAATATGATACAGCCAATAGAAATCAATCAACACGAAATTTCAAAAACTCCTAGATATGGAGTAAATGGTAAATTGTATAAAGAAAAAAAGTATTCAGTTGTCAAAGGTAATCAAAGAGTTACAATGGCCAAAAAATTAGGATATACTCATATAGAAGGTATTATATTAAATGACTGATGCATATTTGGGAAACCCCAATCTTAAAAAGGTAAACACGCCTGTTGAGTTTACACAGGAACAAATTAAAGAATATCAAAAGTGTGCCAAAGACCCTCTATATTTTATGGAAAATTATATAAGGATTGTTTCACTTGATGAAGGACTTGTGCCTTTTAAAATGTATGACTTTCAAAGAAAGATAGTTGATACTATTCACAATAACAGATTTACAATTTGTAAACTGCCAAGACAATCTGGTAAATCAACAACAACTATTTCTTATCTTTTACACTTTGCTTTGTTTAATCCAAATTCAAACATAGCCTTACTTGCCAATAAATCTTCTACTGCTAGAGATATATTAAGTAGATTACAATTAGCTTATGAAAACTTACCAAAGTGGATGCAACAAGGTGTTATAAACTGGAACAAAGGTAATATTGAATTAGAAAACAAATCAACGATTGTGGCGGCCGCTACTTCTTCAAGTGCCATTCGGGGTGGTTCTTATAATATAATATTCCTTGATGAGTTTGCCTTTGTACCTACAAATATTGCCGAATCTTTCTTTAGTTCAGTTTATCCTACAATCTCATCTGGTAAAAATACAAAGATGATTATTGTATCAACACCCTATGGTATGAATCAGTTTTACAAATTATGGACAGACGCTGAAAATAAAAGAAACGATTATATACCCATAGAAGTACATTGGTCGGAAGTTCCTGGTAGAGATGAGGCCTGGAAAGAACAAACAATTAGAAATACATCACCTGAGCAATTTCAACAAGAGTTTGAATGTGAATTTTTAGGCTCTGTTAATACACTTATAAGTCCTGCTAAAATTAAAAATATGGCTTATATGAATCCTTTAAAGTCTTCAGGTAGTGTAGAAGTTTTTGAGGCACCAATCAAAGGTCACACATACATATGTACCGTTGACGTATCCAGAGGTGTGGACAAAGATTACTCAGCCTTTATAGTATTTGATGTCACACAAATGCCTTACAAGGTGGTGGCCTTATATAAAGACAATGAAGTAAAACCATTTGTCTTTCCTAATATTATAGAACAAGTTTGTAAAGGATATAACAGAGCTCACATCTTAACTGAAGTTAATGACATTGGCCAACAAATTGCTGAAGCCTTACAGTTTGAGATTGAATATGATAATCTTATGATGACAACTCAAAAAGGAAGAGCTGGTCAAATACTAGGTGCTATGTATAGTGGCCGAGGAACATCTTTAGGTGTTCGTATGACTAAACAAATTAAACGAATAGGTTGTGCTAATATAAAGACACTTATTGAGGGTGATAAACTTATAATTAACGCCTTTAAGATTATAGAAGAAATATCAACATTTGCCAAAAGAGGTCAAAGTTATCAGGCCGAAGACGGATCAAATGACGATTTAATGATGTGCTGTGTCATATTTGGGTGGGTGTCTAATCAGCCTTATTTTAAAGAGTTAACCAATACAAATGCTAGACAACAAATGTATGTGGAACAACAAAATCTAATAGAGCAAGATATGGCTCCGTTTGGTTTTTTAGATGACGGTATCAACGAACACGAACAGACTACAGTTGACGAATACGGAGATGTCTGGAGTCCAATTGATATACGTAAAGGTATGTAATGTTGGGTTATTATAAATATCTGTATAATGAAACTTTGACTATGGGCGTATGAATAATACGATTTTTGAATAACAATAATGTTAATTAGCTAATTAAGAGGAGAATAAACCTATGGCATTTCAAGTATCACCAGGTGTTCTCGTACAAGAAAAAGATTTAACTAGAATTATACCTGCGGTATCAACATCAATTGGTGCTGTCGCTGGTCAATTTAATAAAGGACCTTTAGATGAGGTCGTGGCTATTTCTAGTGAACAAGAGCTTGTAGATACATTCGGCAAACCAGATTCAACTACGTTTGAATACTTTTTTACAGCCGCTAACTTTCTACAATACTCTAATTCTTTGAGAGTAGTACGAGCATCAAACTCAGGTTCTACAAACGCTAACTCATCAGGTTCAAGTGTACAAGTAAAAAATGTTGATGACTATGAATCAAACTATGAAGATGGATCAGGCGTAGTAGGAACTTTCGCAGCTAGAACAGCAGGAGCTTGGGGAAACAATTTACTTGTTTCTACTTGTCCTTCAGCAGCTGCCTATGAACAAACAACAGCAGGCGCTTCAATATCATCTGTTGATCAAGCTGATGTAGCAATCGGCGACACAACTATTGATGTTGATGACGGAACTGACTTTAATGTTGGTGACATAGTTGCCTTTTCAACAACAGCTGCTACAGCTGATTTTGATGATGGCGAAGAATATAGAATAACAAGTATCTCTACAAACGAATTGACAATCGTACAACACCCTAGAGGTGCTGGTGGTTTAAAAAAGGTTGTAGTAGATAACGCTCACATAAGAAGAAGATGGAGATATTACGACTCTGTTGACGGCGCTCCAGGAACTTCAGCATATGTATCTGACAGATCAGGTTCAGGTGATGAAATCCACGTAGTTGTTGTTGACCAAGATGGCGGTATTTCAGGTACTCCAGGAGAAGTAATTGAAACGTTTTCTAAATTATCAAAAGCTTCAGACGCTAAAACACCACAAGGTGGAACTAACTACTATCCAACTGTAATTAAAAATCAATCTAATTACATTTACTGGATGGATCACAACACAGCTGGTTCTAACTGGGGTAGCGCTGCTGCTTCAACTACGTTTACAGCAGTTAGTACACCAACTAACGAATCACTATCTGCCGGTTCAGATGGTTCAGCTGTAACTACAGGTGAATTAAAATCAGCATATGACAAATTTGCTGACGCTGATACTGTAGATGTTGGTTTAATTATGGCAGGAAAAGGTGACGCAACTCACATTGATAACCTTATCACAATAGCAGAAAACAGAAAAGACGCTGTTTTATTTGCTTCGCCAGAAAGAGCTGACGTAGTTGATATTACAAACTCTAATACACAAACAAATAACGTGATCGGATTCTTTGATAGTATCAGATCATCAAGTTATGTTGTGTTTGATAGCGGTTACAAATACTGTTATGACAGATACAATGATGTGTATAGATATGTACCATTAAACGGTGATGTTGCTGGCCTAGCGGCTAGAACAGATTTAACAGCAGATGCTTGGTATTCACCAGCAGGCTTTAATAGAGGTATTATTAGAGGCGCTGTTAAATTAGCTTACAATCCAACTAAATCACAAAGAGATCAACTTTATCCTAAGAGAGTTAACCCCGTGTCAACTTTCCCAGGTCAAGGTACAGTTCTTTTTGGTGACAAAACTGGATTATCTTCACCATCTGCCTTTGACAGAATCAATGTAAGAAGACTTTTCATTACTTTAGAAAAGGCTATCTCTACAGCTTCTAAATTTCAACTTTTTGAGTTCAATGATGAATTTACAAGAGCGAACTTTAGAAATATCGTAGAGCCATTCTTACGAGAAGTACAAGGTAGACGAGGTATCACAGACTTTTTAGTAGTATGTGATGAAACTAACAACACAGGCGAAGTAATTGATAGAAATGAATTTGTAGCAGAAATCTTTGTGAAAACTGCTAGAAGT